TAATGGATACACTGGTGTAACTGCTGATGCTACAAAACAACAGATGATTTCCATTAACTATGAATGGTATGGTGCAGGTGGTGTAACATTTAATTGGTTAATGAAAAATGAGACTATTGTTAGCCATAAATTTGAGAACTCAAATGTCAATGATTTAGTTTGGTGTAGAAGTCCATTCCTTCCAATTCGTTGTGAGATTGAGAATGTAACTGGTGTTGCTGGAACTCATTATCTTTATCAGGGTTCTAACTCTCTGATCCAAGAAGGTGAACCAGAAAAACTTGGTACTTTGTTGAGTGTCTCAAATGACATCACTGGAACAACGATGCCTGCCGCAAACACTTTCTATCCAATCATCAGTTTGCGTCTTAAGTCATCTGCACTTCAGGCAGTTATGTTATTGAGATCTCTACAGGCAGCAACGAACGATAACACGAATGTATATTGGAGACTTTTTGAGAATGCAACTTTGACTGGTGCGAGTTGGACAGATCACCCAGATCCAAACTCTTTTATCCAATATGATACTACAGCAACTGCACTTACTGGAGGAATAACACTTCTCTCTGGATTTACGATTTCTGGCGGTGCTTCTTTAGTGGATATTGATAGTAAAGCAGCAATACAACTTGGAAGATCTGGTATTGGTACAATCAGTGATACTTACACTCTTGCTTGTGCATCTCCCAACACCAACAAAGAAGCACTTGCGGTATTAAACTGGATTGAACAAAGGTAATTTTTATGAGTGACGTATATCTTGGTAATCCTTTATTAAAAAAGGCAAATACTCCAATTGAGTTTACACAAGAACAAATTTTAGAATTTGCAAAATGTCAGGATGATCCGGTTTACTTTGCAAACAATTACGTGAAAATTGTTACTCTTGATCATGGATTGCAAACATTTAAACCATACCATTTCCAAGAAAAGTTAATTAATAACTTCCATAAGCACAGATTTAATATCTGCAAGATGCCACGACAGACTGGCAAATCTACCACTGTGGTTTCTTTTCTTCTTCATTATGCAGTTTTTAATGATAATGTAAATATAGGTATCCTGGCAAACAAAGCAGCAACTGCTAGAGAACTATTAGACAGATTGCAGACAGCATATGAAAATCTACCAAAGTGGATGCAACAGGGTATCATCTCTTGGAATAAAGGTTCTCTTGAACTTGAGAATGGAAGTAAGATCTTGGCTGCTTCTACTTCTGCTTCTGCGGTTCGTGGTATGTCATTCAACATCCTATTTTTGGACGAATTTGCGTTCGTCCCAAATCATATTGCAGATTCATTCTTTGCATCAGTATATCCAACAATTACTTCAGGTAAAAACACAAAAGTAATTATTGTATCTACGCCTCATGGTATGAATCACTTCTACCGCATGTGGCATGATGCGGAGAAGGGAAAAAATGAATATGTATTCACAGATGTTCACTGGAGTGAGGTTCCTGGTAGAGATGAAGCGTGGAAACAACAAACGATTGCAAACACCTCTGAGCAACAGTTCAAAGTTGAGTTTGAGTGCGAATTCTTAGGATCTGTTGATACATTGATTGCTCCAAGTAAGTTAAGAAATTTAATTTATGATCACCCAAGAACTAAGAGTGCTGGTCTGGATGTTTATGAAGATCCAATTGATGATCACGATTATTTAATTACAGTTGATGTTGCCCGTGGTGTTGGCATTGACTACTCAGCTTTTGTTGTTGTAGATATTACCCAATTTCCACATAGAGTTGTGGCAAAGTATAGAAATAATGAAATAAAACCAATGCTATTTCCCAACATCATTTATGATGTTGCAAAGAGTTATAATGGAGCTTATATTTTATGTGAAGTAAATGATGTTGGCGATCAAGTTGCCAGTATTATTCAATATGATTTGGAGTATAATAATCTTCTTATGTGCTCTATGAGAGGTAGAGCAGGGCAAATTGTTGGACAAGGATTTTCTGGAAAGAAAACACAACTTGGAGTTAAAATGTCCAAGACTGTGAAAAAAGTTGGAGCACTCAATCTTAAAACAATGATTGAGGAGGATAAAGTTTTTATCAATGACTATGAAATTATTAGCGAATTAACAACCTTTGTCCAAAAGCACAATTCATTTGAAGCAGAAGAGGGATGTAATGATGACTTAGCAATGTGTTTAGTAATCTACGCATGGTTAGTTGCTCAAGATTATTTCAAAGAACTTACAGATCAAGACGTTAGAAAAAGATTATATGAAGAGCAAAAGAATCAAATTGAACAAGATATGTCACCGTTTGGTTTTATCTCTGATGGTTTAGAAGACGGTGATAGTTTTATTGATAAAGATGGTGATAGATGGTTTTTGGATGAATATGGTGACCGTTCTTATATGTGGGAGTATATGTAGATGGAATTGGATAAGCAAATAAGATTAGGACATTTATTATTAAATGATAGACAATGTAGAGTTTGTGGAGAAGTTAAAAATTTAATTGATGGATTTTATAGAACTCATAAAGAAAGAGGAGCAGTTGCCTCATCATATTCATACGAGTGTAAAGAATGCACTGTAAAAAGAGTAGTTGTTGGAAGAATGCAAACTAAAATTTTTGACCGGTGGGAATATCCTGACTGGTAGATCTGTTCACGCAGGATTTCCCCACTGTAAATACCGAAAATAATAAATATTTTGTAGATAAACTGACTCGGAGAAACAAACATGGCGACTCCTCAATTATCTCCTGGTATTATTACCAGAGAAGTTGATTTGACTGTAGGGAGAGCTGATAACGTTACAACTAACGTTGGAGCTATTGCAGGACCTTTTGCCATTGGACCAGTAGAAGAACCTATTTTAGTTACCAGCGAAACAGAACTTATTAACACTTTCGGTAAGCCATTATCAACTGACAGTCAGTATGAATATTGGATGTCGGCATCATCATTCCTAACATATGGTGGAATCTTAAGTGTTGTTAGAGCAGATGGTAGCTCACTCAACAATGCCAATGCTGGCGTCGGTGCTGCATCCACAACCGATGCAAAAGTAAAGAACTACGATAACTATACTGCAGACTGGAGTTCGGATAGCGTAAACTTCTATTATGCAGCAAAGAACCCAGGATCCTGGGGAAATAACTTGAAGGTATGTTTCATTGACGATGCGGCAGACCAAATTATTGGAGTTAATACAACTAGCCTAACTGCAGCAGGTGCTCAGGTAGGATATGGAGTAACTGCAGCATTGAACGCAACTTTAGCAGGTGCTGGTTCAACTTCAACAATCGGTGGTTATCTAAAAGGAATCATCACTGGAGTAACTACAGATTCAACAAACGGAACAAGCACAATCAACGTAAAGGTTGTATCAAGAGTTTCTGCAGCTGGAACCGAGACTTCAATTGATTACAATGAGTATTCACCTGTTGCGTCTTTTGACACTTCAGACTCACTTTACTTCGTAAACAATTCAGGAATCAATACTGGATATTCTGCATCTTCCCCATATACACCAGCAACAGTAACTGACTGGTACAAGGAGCAAACACTTGGATTAACAAATTCAACTGTTTATTGGAGTTCAATTGCACCAAAACCAGTAACCAATGCATATTCTCTCTCCAGAAATGGTAAGAACGATGGTATGCACGTTGTAGTTGTTGATGACCTCGGAACTATCACTGGTGTACAAGGAACAATTCTTGAGAAGCACACCAACTTGTCCAAAGCAAGTGATTCTGTTTCCAATGTAAATTCCCCAACCAAGATTTTCTATAAGAATTATCTTGCTAACAATTCATCATACCTCTACGCTGGTAGAAATCCATCCACTGCAAATGATGCTTACCACGGAACAACTCCTGTTGCTAGTGGATTCTCAACATCATTTACTCCAGTAGCGACAGCGGATGGACTTTGGAATCAAACTGCACAAGGAAGGACCTATGCAGTTATCGGAAACAAAACTTACACCCTCGGTGGTGGAGTTGATTACTCTTCTAGTGGAGGAATGACTGCTACCTTAGGAAATCTAAGCACAGCATATGACCTCTTTGCTAATAAGAATGAGATTCAAGTTGATTTCTTAATTAATGGTCCTGGTTTGACCGATGAAGCAGAATCTCAAGCAAAAGCAAACAAACTAATCTCTATTGCAGAATCAAGAAAAGATTGTATTGCTTGTGTATCTCCACACAGAAGCGGTGTTGTTAACATCACAAATACAACAACACAAACAACTAATATCATTAGATTCTTCAGTTCACTAAGTTCTTCATCTTATGCAGTATTTGATAGTGGATACAAGTTCACTTATGACAGATTCAACGATACTTTCAGATACATCCCATGTAATGGTGATGTTGCTGGTCTAATGGTTAGAACTGGAGTCTTAGCATTCCCTTGGTTCTCACCTGCAGGACAGCAAAGAGGAAGCATCAACAACACAATTAAACTTGCATATAATCCAAACAAAGATCAGAGAGATTCTCTGTATGAGGCAAGAGTTAACTCAATTACAAACTCTCCAGGTGCTGGAACAATTCTCTTCGGAGACAAAACTGCTCTTGGTTACGCTTCAGCGTTTGACAGAATCAACGTAAGAAGACTCTTTATCGTTGTAGAGCAAGCACTTGAATCTGCTGCACAGGCTCAACTGTTTGAAATTAATGATGAAACCACAAGAGCTGCTTTCGTAAGTATTGTTGATCCCTTCCTAAGAGATATTCAATCTAAGAGAGGTCTTTACGATTACAGAGTTATTTGTGATAGTACAAATAACACTCCTGATATTGTTGACAATAATGAATTTAGAGCAGACATCTTCCTGAAGCCAGTTAAGTCTATTAACTACATCACTCTAACATTTGTTGCAACCAGAACTGGTGTTTCATTTGAAGAAGTTACAGGTAGAGTTTAATTCTTTATTCAATAAATAACACCAAGGAGGACTAACAAATGGCAGACGTAAGACTCACCGACATTAAAGGAAAACTAACTGGTGGCGGTGCAAGACCTAATTTATTTGAAATATCCATTCCATCATTACCATCTGGTATTACTGGTTGGGATGATAATAAATTTAAGGTTCTTTGTAAGGCAGGTGGACTACCAGCATCTAATGTGGGTGTAATTGACGTTCCTTTCAGAGGCAGAACTTTTAAAGTCGCTGGAGACAGAACTTTTGATACTTGGACTGTTACTGTCATCAACGATGATGACTTCAGTTTGAGAAAGCCTCTGGAAGAATGGATGCAATTAGTTGCACAGTACGGCGATGGATCTGGTAAGAAAAATCCAAATGACTACATGAAAGACGCAACGGTTGTTCAGTTAAAGAGAAGAGCATCAAACGTAGGTAATAATAATGCGTTTGATACTGGTTTGGAAGAAGGTAGAAAATATCAGTTCAAAGATATTTTCCCAACAAACCTTTCTCAGATTGATGTATCATATGATAGTTCAGATACCATTGAGGAATTCACAGTAGAATTTCAAGTAAATTACTGGTATCCAATTGCAGGCTAAATACTAGAAACTAGTTTAGAATTTAGTAATGGCAAGATTATTTGGATTTTCAATAGAGGACAACGAACCTTTATCGCCAAATACAATATCACCCGTCCCCCCGAATAAGGAGGACGGGTCTGATTTTTATCTTACAAGTGGATTTTTTGGTTCATATGTAGATATTGAAGGTGTATATAGAACGGAGTTTGATTTAATAAAAAGATATCGTGAAATGGCACTTCATCCAGAAGTTGATAGTGCGATTGAAGATATTGTAAATGAAGCTATTGTTAGTGATACTAACGATAGTCCTGTTCAAATTGACTTGGAAAATTTGAACGCAAGTGATGGTATAAAGAAAAAAATTAGAGAAGAATTTAAGTATATTTTAGAACTTTTAGATTTTGATAAGAAATCTCACGAAATTTATAGAAACTGGTATGTTGATGGTAGACTTTACTACCATAAAATGATTGATATTAAGAATCCTCAGGAAGGGATTCAGGAGTTAAGATATATTGACGCAATGAAAATGCGTTATATAAGGCAACAAAAGAAAACGGAAAGAGACGAAAATAGATACAGATTGTCTAATACAAATACTGACAATCCAATGGAATATGAGTTTCCACAGATTGAAGAGTATTTTGTTTATAATCCAAAGATGAGTTGGCCAACAACAAACCCCTCATCTTTGGGTGGAAATGCTGGAATCAAGTTTACAAAAGATTCTATTACTTATTGCACTTCTGGTCTAGTAGATAGAAACAAAGGATCAACTCTTTCATATCTGCATAAAGCAATTAAAGCACTCAATCAACTCCGCATGATTGAGGATTCACTCGTAATTTACAGATTATCTCGTGCTCCAGAGCGTAGAAT